CATATCCATCATATCCTAAATCATCACCAAATCCCTTTACTTGTCCTGATGGTGGAATGATTAGTTTACTCTTTCCATCATACCAGTTTTTTTCAGGGTCAAATCCATCAAATCCTAAATCATCACCAAATCCTTTAACTATTTGTCCTGAACCAGGTATGTTTTTCTTAGTTACTAATGACATCTTATTCTCCTATTATCCAACTAGTGGCCCCATTGTTCCAGCTCCACCAATTACCTCACCAACTTTCTTACCATCCATATTAACTGTTCCACCAGCTTTAACAGCTTCTAACAATTGTTCCATAACATTTGTCAATCTATCTAATTTCATATTAGTAATTACTTCTGGTCTTGATTTACCTTTATCTCTTCTTTTTGGAGATGGAGCAGCTTCACCACCACCACCTTCAGAAGTTCCTAATATCTGACCAATAACTCCACTAGCTCCCAACAACATCAACATTGGTAAAAATGGTAATAGAAGTAACATACTTCCTGCAAGTGAAATAAATCCTAATGATAACGCTCCCAATCCAGCAGCTAAACTAAATATCCCGTCTGAAGAAGCTACTAACTGAGTAAGACCTTCAGCTACACCACTTAAAGAATCAGATAACATTTTAGCAGCAGTTGCAACTAACATTAAACCAGCTCCAAAGATAACTAATGTAGCTCCTAGTGCAGCGAAAGCGACAATACCAGCTCCGAATAATACGGCTCCAGCACCACTCATCATTAAAGCACCTAGAGCGAATATAGCACCCGTAAATATTATTAGAGCTCCAGCAGCTGCTATCACGGCTCCAAAATCAAGTCCTGCTATTAAAGACATACCAAAAGCGAATGGAATAAATGCAGCTCCCATAATTAACATAGCGATAGACCCTTTCATTAAGTCTCCTTGCATCTTACCCATTAAGAATACTGCACCAGTTAACATTCCTAAACCAACTGCGGCGCCTATGTAAGGAGCTGGTTCTGTTGGTAGTTCTTGAAGAGCTTTAGCAAAGATAAATAATGCTCCAGCTACAACAATCATTGCAGCTGCACCTTTTAATACTTTATTCATATCAATCTTACCAATGGATTTCATAAACCCACCAGCACCCTTACCTTTTGTACCTGGTGATTGTTTGGATACTGCTCCTTCAGCTTTAGACATATCAGGAGTTCCTGCTTTAGCTCCTCCACCTTTTCCAATTCCTTTTACTCTATCCATAAGTCCTTTTGCTTTACCTTTAATAGAGTCCATTCCTTTAATTTCTGCAGTAATACCTTCTTTTTTAACCTTGTCTAACATTTTCTGACCAGTTATTTTTTGATATATCTGTTTCATAAAATCTTTTGTATTCTGATACATTTGTTTGAGGTTTTCTTTTGAAAATTTACTTCTTAAAGTCTGTAATGTATTTTCCCCAAATATTTTTTGTTTTTGAGATTTCCACCATTCTAAATTAAAAAGTTTTTCAGATGCAAATAATCGTAATTTAGCTACATATTGTTGATATATTTCAGTATTGATTAGTTTATAAATCGCATACAAATAAAGTACACCTTTAGCTAATGGATTGTTTAATAGTTTAGCTACAAACCCAAGTGTTGCGGCTATTGGTTTAAGTATCATAGCTACAAAACTAAATACTGGTCTAAATACTTCCATAAGATTTAATGCTATAGCTTGAATTGAATTTTTAATATCAGTAATTGGTCCTGTAATACCTTTAGCATCCATAACTTCTGCAAGAGATAAATCTTTCATAGCTTCTTGTGTTTTTAAAGTTCCATCTGCTAATCCTTTGAGTGCTTCTTGTTTTGAAATCATCTTCGTCATTTCACTAACTTCCATACCCATAGCAGCTGCCATAGCTTTACGAGCTTCTGGTCTCATCTGTTCCCATTCTGCAGCTGAACCAACTTGTTCTAATAGTGCAGCTCCCATTCCTTTTAAATCACCATCGTAGGCTAATTGTCGAGCTTTTTCTAAATTAATTGCTTTACCAGTCAATACTTGAGCTTCCATTTGTTTTTCAATTGAATTTTCAATATCCAATAATGAATCTGCCATCTTAGTAAGAGTAGCTACTGAAACACCCATTTTAGCAGCGAATACAGCTGCTTCTGCAAGATTCTTACCACCATCTTTGATATACGCCGAGAAACTATCTGCATTAGCCGACATATCTTGTATTACCGCTTGAGGTGCTACACCAGCAAGACGAGCCATATTAGTAGCTCCAGCGGCTAAAGCTTCTGCTTGTTCTACTGAACCACCTAATGTACTACTGATTGTATGTAGGAATTTAGCAGCTTCGTCATTCGTCATACCAAGAGCTTTATTCATTCTCATAACTGTTTCGACATTCTTTTCAGATGCCATATTCATATCACCAAACTCTTTAACTAATGATTCTGTAGCTCCTAATGCATCTTTAAATGAAACTCCAGCATCTCCCATATTCTTAGCTACATTCATAGCTTGTTTTTCAAACTTAGCTCCTTCAGCAACTGTTATACCCATAGACTTTCTAAAATCTTCTGCAGCTTGTTCAGTTTCACCAAAGTGTTTAGCTAATAAAGCAGCTAAAGTAACCATTAAAAATAATGGACTAGTAGCTATTGCTTCTGCAGTTGCAGCAAAACTCTCTAACTTATCTTTCATATCCTCAAGAGGTTTTAATCCTGATACCATTATGTCGTGTTGTACTTTTTGAAATTCTGCTGATTTCTGTAAAGTTTCTAATGTTTGAGTTTCGTGTTGGTTGTTTTTAATTTTTTGTTTAATTTTCCTAGCTAATTCTTCATTACCAGTAGATTCTGCTATAGCTAATTCTCTTTTCAATACAACTTCTTCTGCAACTAATGTATTTATTCTTGATGAAAAATCTTGATTTACAAATTTTTCTGTTCCGATATTTTTTTCATTTTCAACTTGTTGTAGTGTTTTATCTAATAAACTATCAGATAATTTCATTCTCTCCATATCACCATCTTTATATGCTTGATATGCATCTGTAGCTAGACCAGCTGTTATAGACCAAAAATAACTTTCGGCATCTGTATTTTCCTTTATTTGTTTTTTTCTTTCATCATAATATGCTTCAGCTTCATATTGTCTATCTTTATATTTCTCGTGTTCTTCATCATTTAAGGAAGCTATAAATTCGAGATGAGCTTTCTCTTTTTTGTACATCTCTTCGTGAATTTTTTTCTCTTGGAGTGTTCTACCTTGAGTAGCTTTTCCATCTTGAATTTTTTTAATATAGATTTCGTCTAATTGTTTTTCAAGGGCTTTATAGGCTTTAGACTCCTCCTCAAGAGCCGCTTTTCGTAATTTTATTCTTTGTTCTTCACTTCTTGCCATTTATCTTACCCTATATAATTGTTATATTTGATTTACTTACAACCATTATGATTTTTATCATTGTAAAACTAGATTCCAAAATCTTTTTTTAATTTATCTTTGGAATCTTGGTCTAAATTACTTTTGATATGGTCTTCAAATTCTGCTACCTTATCAGCTAACTCTTTTTCTAATTTTCTGAGTTTAGGACTATTCTTTAGAGCTTTCATATTTTTGGCTCTTTTCTTGTCAATGATATTTTGTGCTATACCACCTAAGAATTTACTTAGAATACCCTCTTTTACGATATATTTTTCAGACATTTCCATCTCCTTATATTTACAAAGACTGACTCATATATAAATATAAGGAAATGATAAATTATATACAATAATTGATTCTTATCTACGAGGTGAGAATGCAGGTGGGGAGGATGAGTTTTTACCTTGAGCCTTTTTCATTTCATCATTTTCTCTCTTCTTAGTTTCTTCTAATTTTTTCAAGTAAAACTTTCTCAAATTAGTAGGCATAAAATATACCTCTTCAAAGGTAAAACCCCCTTGACTATAATAACAAAGAGTAAAAATATTTTCGTGAACTATTGGTTTAGCTTCCGGCGGAAGGCCAAAAAAAGTTAACCGTCATCGGGACGGTAACCTCCGTTTCAGTTCCATCATCACTTGTATACAAATACTTCATATCTACATCTGGGGAAACTGAACCCAAATATTCTCTAAACGCTCTCGCATCTTGAGCTAAAAATTCTGTATCAACGAATCTATTAATATCACCTCTATCTGTACTACCATCAACAGATGTTATTGCTCTTTTCATACGAGTTGTTATTTCTGGTTCGACACCACCAGCTTTAACAAATTTCTTTAGTTTTTTCATTTCAATACCAATCTCTATTTCATCTTTATGAGTTAGTAATCTAAAAGTAATATTTCTTTTAGATATTGGTAATAAGAATGTAAATTCATTCTGACCCTCTGTATGTTCATCGAAATTTACCTCTTTTGTATTTAAAAGATTTAAATCAATAGAGTCTTTTACTTTCTCTTCAGTAGATGGGTCTACCATTTCAAACTCATATTCCGCTCCATATCCTAAAATACGAGCAGAGATTAATATTGCGTTTTTGTCACCAAGTAATAATTCATCCATCTTAACTGGTAGTCCTTCACCATTGTCTACTATTAATGATTTCAACAATTCATCAAGAACAATACCCTTTTGAATTAAATTCTTACTAGTAAGAATATCTTCCTCTTTAGCAGTCATATATTTAATTCTAACTTTACCAGTTTTAAGAGAACTATCTTCTGAATAGAAAAATCCCTTACTAGGCAGTGAAACTACCTCAGTAGGAAATTCTTTCTTCTGTTTTGGTGCATTTGATGTGGCTTGTGTTTGTTCTGCCATCTTACAACCTCCGTTTATTATTAAATTTAATATAAGATTCTTCTACAACCATTGTATATATAAATATATAGTAAAACAAAAAAGGTGATAAAAAATATCACCTTTTTTTATGCAATTGATAAACTTTAACTTTTAATTTAATAATTACTAATTAAAATTCTAATATCCAATAATCACATTGTAGTGTTAAAGACACATCTAGTGGGTCAGCACCTGAAGACCAATCTAAATCATTAAAGTTAGCTTCAGTTATAAACGCATTCTTACCAGTCCATTGTTCTACAATATCCCCAGCTGGCCCTAGTAATTTAATCGTAATATCTTTAACATAATTTTCGTGGTAACCTGCAGCACCCGTAACAGACTCATAACTCAATCTAACCCATTCCATAACGGCTTGTGCTGATGAAGGTACAATCGGGTCTGCTAATGTTAGTGATGTCGTACCCCATTTTCCTTTTCCTTGTACATATCTTGTTGAATTTATATGATTTATTTCCATAGTTTCAAATGTAATTGTTGGTCTAGCAGCAACTTTAACCACAAAAGAAGGAATACCCTCTACATACATAATATATCTAGCTTTCTGTTTCGGTTCATAAGCCGTTGGAAATAATTCATCTGGTTGAATGAAATCTGCCATTTTTGTTCTCCTAGTAAACTTTTTTTATCTAAACTTTTTCTTTCACAATTCAAGTTAGTTTATCAACTCATATATAAATATAACGAATAGGAAAAAAAATACAATTATAAAAACAAAAAACCCTCAAATAATGAGGGTTTTTTGATACTACTACACGGGACTTTTAAATACTACTTACTCAGGGAATGAAGCACCTGTAGGTTGTACTGTAAAGTCTAATACAATAAACTCAGCAGTTCTTGTAGGTTGTAAGAAAATTTGTCCATAAAGGATATTTCTATCTACTAAATCTGCAGTGTTATTTGTATCATCCATCACAACTTTAAACGCTGTCAAACCACTTTGTTGTTGAACTCTTTCTAAGAAAGGATTCGCAATGTTTAAGAATCGTGTTCTTGTAGCTGCATTGTTTTGTTCAAACACTAAGAATCTTGAAGAAGCAGCAATAAACTTCTTAACTCTGATTAATAGTCTTCTTACATTAACCCTATCCAATGCTGAAGATTTCTTTTGTAGAGTCTTTTGACCCCACGCACAGACGCCTTCACCAGGAAATGTAGCTAATGGATTAACATTTGCATCATACAATGTGTCACGATTTCCGTGAGTTAATTTTCTCTCTGCTTGTATAGCGGTGTCAATTCCACCCCTATTTAGACCTGCTGGAGCGAACCATTCGTGAGCTACCTTATCATTAAATGCTATAACTCCTGCCATAACACAAGAAGGTGGCACCCAAACATTTCTTCCAATTTGTGGCTCATTTACTTGAACCCAAGGCCAATACATAGCGGCGTAATTAGAATCATATGTTTCTGCAGCACTAGTCGCATCTGCAATCATAGAACCATATGAAACTGGGTCAGCTAAAACAAATGTATCTTGTCTAGCTTCTGCAACATCAATGGCTTTACTCACAAGATGAGAAGCTATATCATTACTAACACCAGGTAACATTAACATATTAATGTCGTACTCATCATCATTTGATAATAAATTTAATGCATTAACAAATGATTCAGAACCTGTTACTCCACCACTTGTAAGGTTTAATCCTTGCCATTCAGCTGATGCAGTTGCACTACCATAGAATTGATGTGGCCCATCAGTTTTTAAACCATCGTTACCACCATCAAATGCTCCATCGTAAGAACCACTACCAAGTGCTGGAACTGATGCTGTAGCATTAGCATCTCTCACACTTCCATTCTCATCAAGATAATCTACTGTATTATCAATACTAGCAACTCTTACATATTTTGATTTGTTTGGAAAATCTCCTGTTGGTTGTAGGTAATATCCATCATCTGATTTGAATGACATATACTGGTCACCAATTCTCTTAGCTATATAATTCTGAGAATTAGGGTCAAGTGATAAATCTTTCCAAGTCTCTAATGGATTCTTTCTTTTTTGGTTATCATCTCCTCTACGAACTACTAGAGTGAATGTTCCCTTATTTATATTTCTTGTTGATATTTCCCACCTTATATTGTTTTTTGTTCCCTCACTCAATAAATTATTAGCATTACCAACTGAAGCTGTATTATTTAATAACGCTCCATCTGATAATGTAAATAATTGAAACGCGGTTCCAGCTGTCGAAGTTACACTTGCTGAAGCTGGAGCATAACCACTACCAGCGACTCTAACTACTGTTAATTGACCTGCGTGTTGCAAGTAATTTTTAGCAGCAACAGAAGTAAAATATGTATAATAATTACTTCCACTTTTAAATGTATCACCGAATCTTTCTTGGAACTCTGCATATGAGGTAACTACCGTTGGAACTTCTACAGGACCTTTTACCGTTGGCCCTATAACTGCCGCTCCAATGTTACCAATTGCGGCGGGTAGAAAAGATGCATCTATTTCGTTGGTAAATACACCTGGACTTACTATTTTTTCAGCCATTTTATTTCTCCCTTGAATTTACTTTCATTAATCGATTAATTAAAACTCTGTGTGTTAAATGCTCAATAGCAGATAACATCCAACCATATATAAATATATCAAAAAAATCTCAAAAAAACTTTTTTTCTTGATATTTATATTATTTTTTTAATTATTTTGGTGCACTAGTAGATTCAGGTGAAGTAGCTGTTTCAGTAGCCGGAGCTTCTGTTGGAGCTGGTGTGAAAGTACCTGTAGCTGGGTCTAATGAACCTGGCCCGTATTTTTCATTCAACTCTTTAACAAAATCTCTTTCTGATTGTTGAGCAGTTCTATATTGTTCTTCACAACCCATTTCTGTTTCTTCTAAGTTTGTGAATTGTTCATCAAGCATAATTCTTTGAACCCTAAGTTGTCCAAATGTTGCTTGAAGTTGTTGATAAGTTTTCTGTAATTCAGCTAACTTATTCATTTCATCTTCTGTAAATTTTACTTCTGACATTTTATAACTCCTGTTTGTTTATTGTTTATCAATTTACTACTATAACCTTTTATATATATAAATATATAAAAAATTCTCAAAATACATTTTTTTTTAACTTAATGTGATGGATTTCCAAGCATCATTATTATAGATGTATAGTTTATTCGTATCTGTGCAGAATACTATAAATCCTGTATATAAATCATCTGATGACAATGCATCTTTTTCTGATTCTGTCATTGAATTGTTTTCTAAATTAATCATCTTTTTCTCCTTACCTTAATTGATGCCATCTTTCAAATCTTCTACTATATATAAATTGAACAGCCAGAGGCCCTCTTATTGTAATATCCCTACCTAATGGAAGTAAAATATCACTTGTGGAGTTTCCGAGCTCGGCGTGGTGTATGACCATTCTTCTTCCATTTTCAACATTAACAGTAATTATCTGACCTGTTAATTCCGTACCTCTAATTCCAATTAAGTCCATATTTTGACCTCTTACCTGAAAGTGATTTTGTGCTCTAGCATCAGCTAGTACTGCAGTTTGACCTAAAGCAGGAATTAAATCAGTTGGCT